TATATCGTAATGTGTTTAACTTTCCTAAAATGAGTTCGGAAGAGAAACTATTTCATGTTGGTCTTTTAGAAAGATTGATTGAAAAACAAAAGGTTCTCTATACTCGTTTGAGTTTATCAGACGATCCCGATGCTAAAAAGATGAAGCAGAACATTATTGATTCTGCTACGATGATGGGTCTCCCATCTGGTACTGATATGAATACGGTTTTCAACAATATGGGTAAGATGCTCGACGTTATGAAAAATCAAATTGACAAAGAGGGCAAAGACCTGTAGAATAACGAAGTTCACAAAAGCCAAATCCAACTAATCCAAAAAATCCTATGTCTTTCGCAAATCTTAAAAAGCAATCCTCTCTTGGTTCCCTGACCTCCAAACTGGTCAAAGAAGTTGAGAAGATGAATAATACTGGTGGCGGTGGAGATGACCGCCTGTGGAAACCAGAGATGGACAAGACTGGTAATGGATATGCAGTTATCCGTTTCCTCCCTGCCCCTGAAGGAGAAGAACTCCCTTGGGCAAAAATGTACTCCCATGCCTTCCAAGGTCCTGGTGGTTGGTACATTGAGAACTCCCTGACCACTTTGGGTCAGAAAGATCCCGTGTCTGAGCACAACCGTGAACTCTGGAACAGTGGTCTTGATTCTGATAAGGATACTGTCCGTAAGCAGAAGCGCAAACTGTCCTACTATGCCAACATCTATGTTGTCAAGGATGCTGCTAATCCTCAGAACGAAGGTCGTGTCTTCCTTTACAAGTTTGGTAAGAAGATCTTTGACAAGATCATGGAAGCAATGCAACCTGAGTATGAAGATGAAACTGCCATCAATCCTTTTGATTTCTGGGCGGGTGCCAACTTCAAACTCAAACTGAAGAAAGTTGCAGGTTACTGGAACTATGACTCCTCTGAGTTTGCTGCACCTGGTCCTCTCCTGGATGATGACGATGCACTGGAAGCACTGTGGAAGAAGCAGTATTCACTGACTGCTCTGACCGCTGCTGATCAGTTCAAGTCATATGAGGACCTGGACAAGCGTCTGAAGATGGTTCTGGGTGCTAAAGCACCTGCTCGTCGCTTTGATGAGGAACTGGAAGATGAGAGCGAAGGTCGCGGATCTTTCACTCCCAACTTTGAGTCAAGCAAGCCTCCTGCTGCTGACTTCAATGCTCCTGACATCACTCCAACTAAGTCTGCTGACTCTGATGAAGATGATGCTCTGTCTTACTTCCAGAAACTTGCTGAGGAATGATGAGATACAACCAGTTGTGCTTGACCCTTCTGGTTATCGCAGCATATATAAACTTACTGAAATAATCTAATATTATCTGCAGTTTTTAAGGTTTTACTCTTATATTGAGTAGAACCTTTTTTATATTCCATCATTTCTTTGAGATCGTCTTTCGCGATATTAAGATATCTGGGTTTCAGAGTAAAGATATTTCTTTTATCATCTTGTAGTTTTTGTTCATAATCATAGTTTGTCACTGAAGTTACTGGATACTTAGTGTTATAACCCTCTTCTACTGCATCATAGTATGTAACTGAGAAATTAGAATCAACCTGTAATCCTGCTGGAGTAATAACCGCTCCTGCTTTATTCTTTATTTCAGTTGTTTCGTAATAGCGTATGGCATTTATGTTTTCATATGTGATGTACTTATCTAACAAATAATTCTCAAAATTTACTTGAGTCATTGGCCATTCATCATATACATTGAGAATATTATTTGATGCTAGAATTACCCAGTCAAGATTGGGATCTCCATATAACTCTTGAGCAACATTATCTGGTCTATCATCACCTTTAATTTTATACTTGGTGAAGACAGCAGTTTGCTCAATGATGTCTTCTCTTAGTTTTCCTTTCTTAAATAAGTTTTTTACAGGAATATAATCAGATATCCTTGCATCAGGAAGTCTACTGACATACTCAAAATCTGGTAGTTGACTGAAGTAGTTTGACATTAGAATCCGATGCTTGCGTCGTTGTCGTTTGGATAATCATCATTAAAGACTGGCTCAAGTTCAGTAAAGGTCATGCTGATTTCATATGCAACTGGAATACCATCAGAGTATGTTGCATAATTTCCATTAGGAGTATAGTTGACACCGAATCCTTGTAGTGCCACCTCCTTAAACATGTTTAATCCTCTATGCAGTTCACCATTCTCACCTCTATGTAGGTAGGCAATCCTAAAAGTATGTGGTGACTTCAGGAACAGATTAGATTGACTTCTAATCGGTGCCATTCCTTGTTTAAAGAAGCGAATGATTTTGATAACTTCTTTTGATTCCTCAGCACTTCTAGGTGTAAGTTTAAATTTAAATGAGAATGGTCTCAATGCAGGACCCTTGAATAAGAGTTCCATGTTAGGGTTAAAGACGTTACCCGTGGTTCTTGTTAATAATCCTTCAACTCCAGCTGCTGAAGCAGCCATTGCAGTGCCAACTGCTAATTTAGCTTCCGCTGAATGTTCAAAAACTTTCTTTATTTCATTCATTGCTGTCTCAACACCTTCACCAAGACCATTAAATATTGCATCTTTAGCAATGTTTGCCTTTGCAATATCTAAGATTGACATGCTACTGCTACCCCAATCGCATTTGTTTTGATCGGATATTCCACCAGTAACAGGAAGAACTACAGTTCCAATTGAAGATCTGTTTCCTGATTGTCTGCCAGAAGTATCAAAACCAAATTTTGCTGCACTAAACTGGCCAGGAACATACTTATACATATCAAATTTCATGACATCCATTGTTAGATTACCGATGTCTATTGGATATCTGCAATTTGGGAATTGTTCTCTTGTCCCTGCAGCTGCTGATCCAAGATCCGCTCCTGATGATGATGCTGCTGGAGCAGTGTCAGCACTTTCATTATCATTAGTTGCTTTATTCGGTTGCCCTTGAGCTCTATTATATTCTTCTGTTTCTTGAGACTTTGTAACGAAGTCTCCCCTCATAGATTCCATCTGAGTCTTTGAGGCTTCGTTTAGTCTTCCCTCGTTTTGCTTTACTTTTCCAGAAGCCTGACTATTAAAGTTCCAATTATTTACACTCTCTCTTGTTGCGATGACTCTTCCACCCTGCCCTTGAGCATTGCTATACTGCAGCATATCAACAGAGTAAGTTCCATCTCCCAACTTTGTTGTTCTAGTGGCAGTATAGATTGTTTCTTTATTGTTACCCTGTCCAATTTGTACAGGACTAATCTTACTTGTTACAACAGTCATCTAAAGATGGTTTTTATTTATTTAGTACCCGTAGTCCATATCTTAATGATAGTAAGTCATCAAGTTCCTCAAACTGGACGATATACACTTGAGTCCCTAACTCTTCCCAAGTATATTGCCTAGGTTTTCTGAGGTGAAAATTTATACCACGAAATCCCCAAGGAAGAACCTCACTTACTGCAACTAGTGGGTGTTGATCATATATGATATTTGGTGTCTTTGCAAAGTATTTAAAAGTACAGAAAGTTCCTTCATCAGGTATAGGTGTCACCGTATCATTTAGCGCATACATTATTAATTCCATTCTTTCGCTGAGGTCTCTCTCAGATCTGATGTCTTCAATAACTGGTTCGATACGGTTCATTTGAGACCTAATTCATCTTCGGTGATTATCTTAAACTCAATTCTTCTGTCTTCACAAAATTCAGTCGCTGCTTTCCACTTTGCTTGATTCACTGCGTATGTTTTGCACTCATAGATGTAAGATTTAGTAACTCTTGACTTTTTCTTTGGTTCTACCGTTTGTTTCTTTGGTTTTACCTCAATCACATAGGTCTTAATTTGACCCGTACTTTCTCTTACTTTGATAATAAAATCTGGAAAGTATCGATGAACTCTTTTATCTAGTGGAGAGATGTATGGTATCCAAAATTCTTCACTACCCCACTCCAAAATATTATCATTTAGATCACACCACTTACAAAACCTTCTTTCCCAACTACTTCTGCAGATAATATTAGATGGATCGCCCTTATATTTTTTAGGAAATGATGGTTTGTATTTACTCTTGATACTTTCTGCCATACATAATATATAAGGTAAAAACTATTTATAAATGCCTAACATAAAAAAGGTATCAGATATAAAATCGGCATTGCTCAGACCCGCTCTTACCTCAAACTTTGAGGTTCAGATTGCAATACCTGCAGAACTGCAATTTTTTGTTGGTGCTGAGCAGTCTAACTTAAATCTTAGTTGCTCTGAAGCATCTCTTCCAGGTTCTTCTATTGCAACCATGGAAAATCTCAATGATCATACGGGTGTAACTGAGAGACTTGCTCACAGGAGAATGTTTGATGATAGAATTGATTTTACATTTTATGTTGATGCCAATAAGTATTTCCCTATCAGGTTCTTTGAGAAGTGGATGCGATATGTAGTTGATGAGGATAATTTGGCAGATACTGCGAAAGGAATATCTGCAGATATAAACAATTCATCTCCAAGTTATCATTATAGAATCAGGTATCCTGATGGTAATAATGGATATAGAGTCGATGGAGTAAAGATTATAAAGTTTGAGAGAGACCATAAGCAATCCTTGACGTATACATTTGTCAAAGCATATCCGATTGCAGTCAATTCAATGCCTGTGTCATATGATGCTTCCAATCTCCTAAAGTGTACTGTGTCTATGTCATACATTAGATACTTCATTGGAGATCCATCTGGTCAACCAACTGAGACACCAACTATAACTCCTACTACCCAAAAACCTAATGTGACTCCCAGTAAAGACGCACCACAACCCATAAAGAAATCATCTAAAGTTAATGATTCTTTTGGAGGTACTTATGGTCCAGGTTCTCAGTTTGTTGAAAGAGACACTGCGACTGGAGCACGATTAGATGGTGGATCAGATCCACAACCAATCACTGAAAGACAAGCATTGGGATTGGATCCGATATAATCCACTCTAAATAATCACACCTGAAAATCTATAGGACATTATGCCTTTACCAAAGATTGCTACCCCAACTTACGAACTTGAGTTGCCATCAACAGGACAGACAATTCAATATAGACCTTTCCTAGTCAAGGAAGAAAAACTTTTGGTTCTTGCTCTTGAGAGTGAGGACATGAAACAGATCACAACTGCTATCAAGTCTGTTATCAAAGGTTGTATTCAAACAAAAGGTATCAAAGTAGAGTCTTTGCCTACTTTCGATATTGAATATCTCTTCCTCAACATTCGTGGAAAGTCTGTTGGTGAAGAAGTAGAAGTTTCTGTCATCGCACCAGATGATGGTGAGACTGAAGTCAAGCTAACCATTGGTTTAGATGAGATCCAAGTCAAAAAGAACGACGATCATACTAGACAGATTAAACTCGATGATACCTTGATGATGGAAATGAAGTATCCTTCATTGGAGCAATTCATTTCCAGTAACTTTGATTTTGCTGAGAAGAATCAGATGGAACAATCATTTGATTTGGTTGCTTCTTGCATTGATAAGGTCTATAGTGAAGAAGAGGTCTGGGCAGCAGACGACTTTACGAAGAAAGAAGTGAAAGAGTTCCTTGAGCAGATGAACTCCAATCAGTTTAAGCAAATTGAATCTTTCTTTGAGACGATGCCTAAACTTTCGCACACAGTGAAGTTTAAAAATCCAAATACCAAAAAGGAGAACGAAATCGTTCTGGAGGGACTCTCAAGTTTTTTCGCCTAGGCATGATCCATATGGATCTAGAGAACTATTTTAAGTTAAACTTTGCCTTGATACAGTACCATAAATATTCATTAACCGAGATCGAAAACTTGATGCCTTGGGAACGCGATATCTATGTTGAACTCTTAAGAGCACACCTTGAGGAAGAAAAGTTAAAGCAAGAACAAAAGAATGGCGGTTACTAAGTCCACCGATCCTATTGATATCCTCCTTGAGATGGGTATTGACCTCGACAATTTGTCGGAGGAAGAGGATTATCTTAGTGCCTTAAAAGAAGCGATTGCAAAGATACAATTTCAGACTAAAGGTTCTGGTGATGAACGCTCTGCAATCTTATCACAAGAAGTAATAAAGGTAAGAAAGTCAAGAAAGGCAGCAGACCCTAAGTTTAAAGCAAAGAAGACAACTGTTAGTCCAGATGCTTTCTTTAATAAGAAGAAACCAGAGGAGCAAGCACAATCAACTCCAGGACAAAAAGCACTTCCTGGAAAAGGTCCTGCTGCGATTGTAAAAAGGTCATCATTAGCACCAGAATTATTTAAAAAACCAGAAGAACCAGAAGAAAAGAAAGATAATAAAGACCTTAAAGAAAATAATATCCTCAAGGATAT